TGGACGCATATATTGCGTACAAGGCCAATAAGGAGGCCTTTGAGTGATCTCAACTGAGAAACCAGGGTCCCCGACTGAACTTGTGCACTTCGGAACTAAGGGGATGAAATGGGGGGTGCATAAGTCACAGGGTACTCGTGATTTTTATGCCAAGAACCCTACTTCGAAGCAACGTTCTGCTGAGATCGACAGGGCACGAGCGAGTGTAGAAAAGACGCGTACCGCATACAAGAGTCAAAAGCGGGGTACTGAAGAGCGAGTGGCATTGAAGGATATTCACTTCAAGAATCCTGATTTGGCAACTTCAGCTCGACTTAAGCGTGGTGAAAAAGTGGTTTTTGGACTACTTGCTGCGCAAGGGTATATTCCGCCAGTTGCTCTTGGTGTTCAAGCGGGTCTCGCCGTGCGTGTCGGTAGGCGTCGGGCAATCGAGAAGTAATGATTCGGGATAACTGAGAGAGGAGGTGAAATATGGCGCGATTTGGTGCGAAACTGAAACATGCCTGGAATGTCTTTACAAACCAGGATGAACAGCGTCGTCTACGTACTTATACGGGCGATTATGGCTCAGCATACAGTTCAAGGCCGGATCGTACGCGAATTGTGTTCTCGAATGAGCGCTCAATCATCTCCTCGATCTACACGCGACTTAGTATCGACATTGCTGCGATTGACATGCGGCATGTCCGTACAGATGAGCAGAATCGCTATCTCGAGGATATTAACAGCGGGTTGAATCAGTGTCTTGTGCTTGAAGCCAACATTGATCAGGCCGCGAGGCAGTTCAGGCAGGACATTGCAATGACGTTGTGCGATAGAGGTGTCGCTGCGATTGTTCCAGTGGATACAAGCATCAGTCCCGAGAAGAGTGGGGGCTTTGACATCAAGACGATGCGGGTCGGTGAGATTACGGCCTGGTATCCACAACACATTCGAGTCAGCCTGTACAACGAACTCAATGGTATGCGTGAGGAGATCACTCTCCCCAAGAAGGCGTGCGCAATCATCGAGAATCCGTTGTATTCGGTAATGAACGAGCCGAACTCAACTCTTCAGAGGCTGATTCGGAAGCTCAACCTGTTGGATACGTCTGATGATTTGGTTGCATCCGGTAAGTTGGACATCATCATCCAGCTTCCCTATGTGATCAAGAGTGAGGCCAAGCGACAGCAGGCTGAACAACGCAGGCAAGACATCGAGTTCCAGTTGAAGGGGAGCCAGTATGGCATCGCCTACACCGATGGAACCGAGAAGATCACTCAGCTGAACCGCCCGGCTGAGAACAACCTACTCACCCAGATCGAGTATCTAGTCAAGATGCTCTATGGTCAACTCGGGCTTACCGAAGAGATCATGAACGGCACGGCCGATGAAAAGGCCATGTTGAACTACTACAATCGCACGATCGAGCCCTTTCTCACCGCTATCGTCGAAGCCTTTCGGCGTTCCTTTCTTACACAGACTGCTCGGTCACAGAAGCAAACAGTTATGTACTTCCGGGATCCGTTCCGCTTGGTTCCCATCGAGAACATCGCTGAGATTGCAGACAAGTTCACTCGTAACGAGATCATGTCGTCCAACGAGATGCGTCAAGTCATCGGCATTGCTCCATCCAAGGATCCAAAGGCTGACGAACTGCGCAACGCCAACATGCCGCAGCCACTCGACGAAACCACCGACTCTGCTGTTGTTACTCCACTTCGCAGACCGGCTGTACCGTCAAGTCTGGCTAAAGAAGCCTAAGACTCAACTGAAAGAGAGCAGTCAAAATGGGAGCGAAGGCTAAGCCCGACTTGAGCGTTACGCTCGGTGGCAGCCTCATGCACGAACGGGAGCCGGATTTCAGTGGCTATGCCACGAAGGCGGGCCTGAAGTGCTCGGATGGCCGGACGATCATGAAGGATGCGTTCAAGCATCAGGACAAGCTGAGCGTTCCACTCGTCTGGGCCCACGGTCACAGCGAACCGTCGAACGTCCTCGGCCACACGATGCTCGAGAACCGCGACGACGGCGTCTACTGCTACGGGTTCTTCAATGACACCGAGCAGGGCAAGAACGCCAAGACGCTGGTGCAGCACGAGGACATCAAGCACCTCTCGATCTACGCCAACCAGCTGGTCGAGAAGGCTGCGAACGTCCTTCACGGGATGATCCGCGAGGTCAGCCTGGTCATGGCGGGTGCCAATCCGGGCGCCTTCATCGACAACGTCTCAGTTCAGCACAGCGACGGCGATGTCGTCACGCTGTCCGACGAGGTCATCGTCTACACCGACGAGGTGCTCGAGCACGCCGACGAACCGGGTGCCAAGAAGGAAGAGAAGGAAGAGGACGGCCCGACCGTCCAAGAAGTCTACGATGGCATGTCCGAAGAGGAACAGGCTGTCGTGCATTACATGGTCGGCGCCGCGCTCGAAGAGGCGGGTACCGCAGAGCATTCCGACAAGTCTGAGAAGAAGGAAGGAACCTGGATGTCTCGCAACGTCTTCGAGCAGCAGAAAGAAGGCAAGAAGGACGGGCCCGGCAGTCGTACCCTCTCGCACGACGAGATCAAGGGCATCGTCGACGACGCTCAGAAGAACGGCTCGCTGAAGGGCGCAGTCGAGGCCTTCGCGCTGAAGCACGGCATCGAGAACATCGAGGTCCTGTTTCCCGACGCCCGCGCAGTCGACGCCACGCCCGAGTTCGACAAGCGCCGGACCGAGTGGGTTTCCGGGGTCATCAACGGGACCAAGCACTCCCCGTTCTCCCGGATCAAGTCCCTCGTCGCCGACCTCACCTTCGACGAAGCCCGCGCCAAGGGCTACATCAAGGGCAACTTCAAGAAGGAAGAGTGGTTCGGGGTCTCCAAGAGGGTGACGACGCCGTCCACCGTCTACAAGAAGCAGAAGCTGGACCGTGACGACATCATCGACATCACGGACTTCGACGTCGTCGCCTGGCTCAAGGGCGAGATGCGGATCATGCTCGACGAGGAACTCGCGCGCGCGGTTCTGATCGGCGACGGTCGCGAAGTGGACGACGAGGACAAGATCAAGGATCCGTTCGGTGCCGTCGAAGGCGCTGGCATCCGCTCGATCGCCAACGATCACGACCTCTACGCCGGTTCGGTGTACGTCAACATCGACGACGCGGACTCCTCCCCCGAGGAGATCGTCGAGGCCATCATCCGGTCCATGGGCCTCTACAAGGGCTCGGGTTCGCCGACGTTCTACACGACGCTGGCGGTCTACACCGAACTCATCCTCGCGAAGGATGGGATGGGCCGTCGCCTGTGGAACAACAAGGCCGAGCTGGCTTCCGCGATGGGCGTCTCGAACATCGTCGAGGTCGAGGTCATGGAGGATGAGCCGGAGATCGTCGGCATCATCGTCAACCTCAAGGACTACACCCTCGGCGCGGACAAGGGTGGCGACGTCGCGTTCTTCGACGACTTCGACATCGACTACAACCAGTACAAGTACCTGCTGGAGACCCGCCTCTCCGGCGCGCTCACGAAGATCCGTTCCGCTCTCGTGGTCAAGAAGGTCGACGTCGCTTCGGTGCTCGTCAAGCCGACGAAGCCCGCCTTCGCGAACAACAACATCACGGTCCCGACCGTCACGGGCGTCGTCTACCATCGCGGTGACACCGATGCGGTGATGGACACGGCCACGCCGATCGCTCTCGCGGCCGGTCAGTCGCTGCGGGTCTACGCTGTCCCGGCCACGCCCGCGTACTACTTCGCGGACAACGTCAACGACGAGTGGACCTTCAAGAACTCGGCCTAACCGGAGGTCTAGATGGCAAGGTTCTATGGTCGCGTCGGGTACGGTGAGCAGGTAGAGACTGCACCCGGCGTGTGGGAAGATCAGATCGTTGAACATTCATATTTCGGCGACGTCGTCCGGAACATGAGGCGTTCTAACGAGGGTGAAGTCCTCAATAACGATCTCAGCGTGAGTAATTCGATCAGTATCGTGGCTGATGCTTACGCCAACGACCATTTCTTTGCCATTCGATACGTTGAGTGGGCGGGGGCTCTGTGGACGGTTTCTAACGTCGAAGTGCAGATTCCCCGCCTGCTCCTGCGGCTTGGGGAGGTGTATAATGGCCCCCAGGCTGCAGCTCCAGTCACTCCTTGAGACAATCACGGAGCACGTATATTTTCAGCCTCCTGAAAACCTGAAAATGCAGTATCCCTGCATTACGTATCACAGGGATTTCGCGGAGACTGTTCACGCAGACAATGGTCCATATCGTCATACTTTGCGGTACATGGTGACGGTTATTGATCGTAATCCGGATAGCGACCTTCCAGGTAAGGTAGCTGCGTTGCCGTTGTGTACGTACAATCGGTTCTTCACAGCTGACAACCTGAATCACGACGTCTACACCATATTCTTCTGAGCGGAAGGAAAAGAATGACAGTCCTGCAATGGGACCAGGTCGGTGAACGCCTCTACGAGACCGGCGTCGATCATGGCGTCCTGTACATCCCCGATCCGTCGGGTGCATACAGCGAAGGGTACGCCTGGAATGGTCTGACGACCGTCACCGAGTCACCCACGGGTGCAGAGTCCTCCCCGCAGTACGCAGACAACATCAAGTACCTCAATCTGGTCTCCGCCGAGGAGTTCGGTGCGACCATCGAGGCGTTCACCTACCCGGACGAGTTCGCCCAGTGCGACGGCACCGCCGTTCCGGTCCCGGGTGTCGCCATCGGTCAGCAGTCCCGCAAGGCGTTCGGCCTCGCCTACCGTTCAAGGATCGGCAACGACCTGGACGGCACGGATCACGGCTACAAGCTGCATCTGATCTACGGCGCCCTCGCGGCTCCGTCAGAGAAGGCGTACGCCACGATCAATGACTCGCCCGAGGCGATCGCGTTCAGCTGGGAGGTCACTACCTCTCCGGTCCAGGTCACGGACCTCAAGCCGACGGCGCTCCTCACGGTCGACTCCACCAAGGTCGACGCGGCGGCCCTCAAGACGCTCGAGGACATCCTCTACGGGACGGCCGGGGTCGATGCCCGTATGCCCCTTCCGGACGAGGTCTTCGGTCTCTTCGAGGGGAGCGTCACCAAGGTCAAGCTGACCGGTGCCAACGCCCCGACGTACGATGACGTCACCTTCGTCGTCACGATTCCGACCGTCGCCGGTGTGACGTTCAACATCAACGGCGCCGAAGCGGCTCCCGGTGCGCAGCCTCCGCTGGCTGTCGGTGCGTCTGCGCTGATCGAGGCGCACGCTCAGCCCGGTCACGTCATCGAAGGCGACGACGACTGGGTCTTCGAGCACTAAACTCAGTGGGGTCCGACAGAAAGAGACCAGGGAATGCTCAAACTTACAGTTCCAGGAGTCGAACATTACGACGAAGCTACTGAAGAGTTCGTCGATGTCGGCGAGGTCGTCTTGGAGCTTGAGCACTCCCTGGTCTCTCTGTCAAAATGGGAGTCACAATACGAAAAGCCTTTTCTAGGTAATTCCGAGAAGTCTACGGAAGAGATTCGTGGTTACATAGAAGCTATGATGGTGACCTCTAATCCTCCAGCGGACTATTTTCTCAGACTCTCTAAAGAGAATTTTGAAGCGATCAACGCTTACATCGAGGCGAAGAACACCGCAACGTGGTTCCACGAGGCTCCGGGACCACCAAAGAGCCCTCAAGTCATCACATCAGAACTCATCTACTACTGGATGACGATCTTCAACATCCCGTTCGAGTGCGAGACATGGCATCTCAACCGCCTGTTCACTCTCATTCGGATCTGCGATCTGAAGAACGCCAAACCGAAGAAGATGACCCGCGCTCAGATCGCCGAGCGGAACCGACGGCTCAACGCCGAACGTAAAGAGCAATGGGGAACCAAAGGGTAGAAAGGAGGTGGCGTGGCAACTCTTCAATGGGATCAAGTTGGTAAACGATTCTTCCAGACAGGTATTGATCGCGGAGTTCTTTACCTACACGATGGCAAAGCTGTGGTATGGAACGGCTTGACTGCTATCGAGGACGGTTCTCTTCAAGATAGTCAATCGTACTTCCTTGATGGCGTAAAGTATTTGGAGAAATTGTCCCCGGCGGATTTTTCGGGCAAACTTCGTGCTTTCACTTACCCTACCGAGTTTGATGCTCTAGTCGGTATCCAACCGGTGGCTCCAGGTTTGTTCTATCACGATCAGCCGCCCAAGAGTTTCAACCTGGCCTATCGTACAAGGCTGGGTA